TGAGGAGGTATGCAATAATAACATGGGATATTATAAGATTTATCTTGACACAATATCTTGTATGTATTTAACACGCACAAAAAAAACGAGGCGCAATTTCTTGCGCCTCGTTACAGGTAACACTATCGGATTGATAGTTCTCTAATTAGTATTTAAAGTATAATTATTATCAGCAAACTGTTGTTCAGTTATTGGTACTCGTTCCTTTGTTATTGTATTAAAGAAAAAATGTCTGTGACTTTCATCTGGATTGGCTCGCCAATCATAATCTTTAACCCATGCGTTTTCTTCTGTTAAATGTTTTGCTTCTGTTATTCTTCCGAACTGATCTAATCCTTGTTCAATATATTGCGCAACCCAATCATACATACATCTTTGATCGCAAAAATTTCCATTACCATAATAAAAGTTTGATCTTCTTCTAGTTTGAATAGTCTTATTTCCTTTAGGTCCTTTTAACCTGTCCTGTGTTTTATAAGTATGACAATCAGGTCCTTGGCAATATTTAAGATTGCTCATTTATTTGCCTTTATCAAACCAAGAACTGTTGCATTGGTATATTTAATTTCTTCCCTATATTCATTGAATAGTTTTTTAACTAACTTAATTAAAACTTTATGCCCAACATCAGTTGCAAAAGGAAGTTTTGAATCTTCTCTTATTGCTTTAACTATTTGTTTTTCCATTTCAGTTAATGTTATCATTTTTATCCTCTCTTATTTCCCCAATACATTTCGCATGGCTCTCTAAAACTTTTTCAAGTGTTGCTATTCTTTGTTCTAACTTGTCCACTATTTTATACAATCCCTTTTGAGTTCCTTCCGAAAAAGATTTAAAAAGTTCTAACATTTCATTTTTAGTCATTTGATTTTATTTAACCTTTCCTGTTTTTTTTCTTTTTGTTTTCTTCTGTACTCTTGGAAATAAAAATAGGCGCTGGAAACTCCAGCGCCTAAAATTATAAGAAGTAAATCTTTTATCATGCTACTTCTAAAAGACTATCTTCATTGTCTTTATCTTCTTTTTGAATAGTTCCAATTAATGTTGTTCCTTTATGTTGAACATATTCTTTTGCGCCTGATACAATGTCAAAACTATTATTTGGCGCATTATATCCATCACAATTTCTTGTTTCATTACACTCAAGATATTTATTAAAAGCTTCATCATCATTTTTTGCAATGATTTGAGTTTTAACAACATAAGTGATTTCTTGTTCTATTTGATAAACTTTTTGTCCAATATGTTCATCAGATAACATTAGGTCTTTTGTTATTCCCCAATTATCACTACTCATCTTTTTGGTTTCCTTCTTCAAGTTGTTTTAGTTCTTGTTCAAGTTTTACTTTTTTTTCTGTTAGAAAAAGTTGCATATCTAACAGTTCATTAATCCTTGCTAAAACAACAGTTTGTTTTCTTATACTTTCCAAATTATCCATTATTTGATACTCCAATTATCTCTAGCTGATCTGTATTGATCGCCTCCCATGTGATTGCTTTGGTCTACATCAAAATAAGTAAAAAGTTTGTTTCCAGCTTTAGAAACCCACTCCCCACATTTACCAAGAATAAATTTACCATTTCTGGTAACTTTTTCCCCATCTTTTTTTGTGTATGAAATTATGAAAGTTTGATTATCCTTCATGTTGTGTGTGTTTTTTATTGTCATGTTTTTCCTGTCTGTTAATTAGTGGGATTTTATATTAAAACCCCACCAATGTCAAATAAATAATATTACGAAATATTACTTAATTAACAACCCCTGATTGTGCTTTTTCGTACTGTTTTCTAAAGGCAATTTTTTGCTCTCTAGTAACAGTTTTATTCTTCATAGAGTTTAAATGTTCAGAAGCACTTTTTGGATTGTAAATAGTTAAACCTGAACTATTACATCTAATAATATCTGCTTCATTAATTGTTGAACCACTCTCTTGAGCAAACTCAATGGCTTCATCTAAATATTTATAACTTTTTAAAACTTGTTTTATAAAGTCAGTTTGTTTCAAAATAGATTTTATCCATTTATAATGTGTCATGATTAATTGTCCTTTTTTAGCTTGCCACATCTCGAAAGTTTTATATTCTTCTCTCGAAACATTTATTTGCCTATCTCTACAATATTCACGACCAATTAAATCTAACTCATATTCCTTATCCCATTTATCTGCGTATGATGT